GTCGCGCTCGTGCGAGCGATCGAGATCCGCCTGCTGGGCATCGGCGCCGAGCTTGGCCTGCTGCTGCCCCGTTTGCGAGGCCAGCGTCTGCTCGGCCAGCATCTGCCGGCGAGCGTCGAGCACCGATCGAATGGCGGTTTCGTCGGCGCGGGCGTCGAGTTCTTCCTGCTGTTGCGTGTAGCCGCTGGCCCACTGCGCGTCGATCGCGTAGCGCCGAAGCGTCGAGTCCTGCGCGAGCTTGGCTACCTCGAACGCTTCGTCGAAGTCCTGCTTGCGCTGCTTCAACTGAAGCTCGGCTTCCTTGATCGCGATCTCCTTGATCGCCTTCATGCGCTCCACCTCGATCTGCGCCTGCGCGAGTTCGTGCTCGGGCGTCGGCGGGGCGGGCGGCTCGGGTGGCGGCGTGTAGTTGTCGTCCACCGGCTTGAAGTACGATGAGATGTCGCGCTCCCCCGAAAGTTCGAGGATGCGCGCCAGCGTGTGCCGATACTGCGCCACCGTCACGAGCGGGTTGTCATTGCCGGCGAGTTGGAACAACTGCTCCTGCTTGCTGGCGATGAGCAGTAGGCGCTCGATCCGCTGCTCGGGAAGCGACGTGCCCAGCGCGAGATTCACAACGCACTGGTAGTCCGCGTCCCACTGCATGATGTCGATCGGGATGAACTGCCCGCGGAGCTTCGCGATCGTCGCGCTCAGTTCGCGCTTGTGCTCGACCAACAGGCGGTAGATGCCGTGGAACATTGGCTTCAGCGTCTGCTCGGCGAACTGCCGCGCGATGAACTCGGTGCGCTCCTGCGCGGCCGACAACGCCGCCTGCACCGCGCCGGGCGTCGAAGACTGAAGCGCGTCGGCGTCAAGCCCGCTCGCTCCCTTGTCCCGGCCCGTACGATTCTCGCCGATCTGGTCGAAGTATTCGAGCAACGGCATCGCGTTCTGCCCGGTGAACGGGTGCGAGAACGACTCGATCGCGTCCTTGTCCTTCGTGCGAATCGGGGCGCCGATCTCGGTGTTGAGCACGTCCTCGACCGACACCATCCCTTCAACGAACGCCACGCGCGGGAAGATCGAGAGGGCGAACGAGTCGAGCACGCCGCGAGCCAGATGCGACTTCACGTATTGGAGATCCATCAACAGATCCGCCATGCCGAAGCCGATCATCGCGTGCGCTTCAGGGATCGGAGCGAACAACGCGAACGGGCGGTGCGAGGCCGGCTCGTCGTGGACGATGTAGAAGCTCGGGCCGAGCGTGCAGACCTTCCGAAGCTCGCGCTTGCCGTCGCCGTTCACGTCGACCTTCACGTACGTCTCGACGTAGAGGTGCATCGTGTTCTCTTCGCCGGCGTCGTTGTTGTGACCGACTTGCGCGGTCGTGTTCTCCTGACGCTGCTGCTTGTCGGCGCTGAACTCCAACCGCGAGTCCGAGCCGCCGTGGTCGTCAATGATCTTGTCGCTGATGCCCATCGCGATGAGATCGCCGCGGGCCACATGGCGCGCGTGTCCGATCATCGTCGCATCCTCGATCGACGTCGCATCGCGGTCGAAGAGGAACTCTTCGGGTGGCAACGAGTAGATGGCGATGTGACCCTCGCGCTCGATCGTGTACTCGACCGTGAAGCGCTGGGCATCACCGACACCCTCTGACGTGATCTGCGTCGGCGACACGTCGTCGCGCGACACAAGCTCGAAGAGATCGTCGAGTTCGAGATCCCGCTCGACTGCGCCTTCTGGCTCGCCGTCCTCCCAGCACCACTTCACGATGCCGAGGCGGCGAATGAGGCCGTCGTCGAGTAGGTCGTTCGCCACGCGCCAGCCGGAGTTCTGGTGCTGGAACACGAAGTTCACGTAGTCGGTCGCCTGCTTCGCACCCGGCACGCCGGCCTCAGTGCGGGGCATGAACTCGACGACGCTATCCGGCGCGAAGAAGAGTCGCATGAGCGACGGCTTCATCCCCAAGATTTGATCGCGCACTTCGGTGATGACGACTTGCGAGCGGCCATCCTCTTCGGTGCCGAACGGGTCGCCGTTGTAGTACGACGTCGCCGTGGTGCGCGCGTCGGCCAACTCGTCGACCGCCAACTGCTGTGCGTCGGTGATGAGAGACGACATGATGCGCGAGAGATCCTTGCGCTTCATGCGGCCCTCGCCCTTCCGAGTCAGACCCGGTAGCGGATCGTCGCCGCCCGTCACCGGGGGCGCTTCGTTGTTGAACTTGTAGCGCAGCGCCATTAGCGTTTCCTCGGACGACTAAACGACAGTTGGCCGGCGCGCATCATGCCGGTGAGTTGCAATGCGACAGCATCGCAAACCGCTTCTTCTTTCGACCGCGCGCCGCCCCGACTTCTCAGGATATTGGCCGTGCCGGCGTCGTAGAGCGCAGCGTGGACCACCTCATGCCAGAACACCGCGATGGCAACTTCGTCGGGCAGGGAGTCCTTCACTTCGATCACGCGGTTCTCCGCGTCGAACTCGCCGAGCCGATCGGGCTTGTCGCCGAGCGGCCCAATCTTGATGTCACCGAGTGCCGACCAGATCGTTTTCGGGATGCGGAATTTTCTAGCCATCACAGTCCTTTAAGCCGTCGTGAGAGTGGCTTCTTCCAGTCCGTTCGCTTGAAGCCGCCGCCTACTGCGCCGCCCATGACCGCGGAGTCGCTCAGTAGCGTGAGCAGGAACGCATCGGCGCGGTTCGGAGACTTCTCACCGCGCTTCTTCAGCGCCTTCTTCGACTCGGCCATCTGCCGGCCGTCTGAGGCAAAGTCCTTCTTCACCTTGACGAGTTCCTCGATCAAGGCAGGGTCGTTGAGGTAGCAGTTCCGCTTTTCCAGCCAGTCGAGCCCATTCCACCATAGCTCGGCGCGGACGTTCTTGAACTTCTTAGCGTTCTTGAATGCCGGCGTCTCAGAGACGTTGCACCCAATGATCGGCAGTTCGAGTTCGGTGAGCCGATCGACGACGCCGGCGCCAATGCCGATGACGTCGATGATGATCGCCTCGGGGCGATCCGCCGCGAGCGTGTTGTCCCACTCGTTCTTGACCCAGCCAGCGACACGCATCGTGTCGTCGTAGTCGCGCGTCTCGATCGGCTTCGGAACGGTGTTGCCAACTCGTTTGCAGAGTGCCGACAAGTCACCGCCGCCGCGAGCGCAATCGAGGCCCCACACGTTCGGGGTCAGCAACTGCTCCACCCGGCGATGCAGCGCCGCTTCCGCCAGGGCGCGCGGGATGATCGTGTCATCGTCGCCCTGCGGAAACATGCCGAGCACGCGCACTCGGAACTGGTTCGAGTCGCGTCCGTAGCGCCGCGCCATGTCCTCCACGAAGTCGGGAGAGACACGCGGGTGTCCAACGCACGAGATCTCGATCGTGAGCCACGTATCGCGCAGCGCATGGTGCGAGTCGTAGAACAAGCCCGACGTACGCACCGGGTTGCCGGCGAGCAGCGTCGTAGCATTGAAGCCTGACATCGAACCGGACGCCGCCTCGAAGATGAGTTCTGGAATACCAGAAGCCTCATCGCCGATAAGCAGCACGTAGCCGTCTGAGTGAACGCCGGCCAGTGCTTCGGGTTTCTCAGGACGCGACGTCTCGAAGGCGAGGTACGATTCCTCCGGCGCCGCCGTCAACATGATCCGCTCGCTCTGGATCTCCACGAGCTTCAGCGCCGCGTCGGGCAGCTTGTTCAGCCACTTCACGACTTCGGCGTACAACGCATTGAACAACTGGCCGGATGTCGGCGCCGTACAAACCGTCTTCTGCGGGAAGCGCGTCAGAATCATGCACACGCAACACCACGCGAGCACCGTCGTCTTGCCGACACCGTGGCCGGATACGACGCTGATACGACGCTCGCCACGCTGAACCGCGAGTAGGATCTTTTCCTGAAACTCGTCTGGATCGGCGCCGAGTACCTCGCGGACCAGCAACGGCCAGTTGTCGCCGTAGCGGTCCACGAAGTCATCGAACGGATTGACGAAGCCCGGTGGCAGTTCTGCCAAGGGCTAGGGTCTTACGCCGTGACCGTAACGGTGGCAGTCTTGACGACGCCGCTCGAAGAGGTGACGGTGATGACCGAGGTGCCGGCCGCAACCGGCGAGACGAGGCCGGTGCTGCTCACGGTGGCGTGCGCCGGCGTGCCGGAGACGTACGTGTAGTGCTCCGACGACACGGCATCGCCGTTGAAGTCGACAGCGCCGCTCTCGGTGATCTGGTGCGTCGAGGCATCGCTCACGTCGATCGTGAACGTGGTAGCATCGAGCGCGAAGTTCACGGTGCGGCCGGCGATCTGGCCGGGGACGCGCCGCGGGGAAACGACGGCCATCACCGCGGCGAACGAGTCGTCGCGAATGCCGCCCGCGTCCAGCGCCGGCGAGGCGCCCTTCTGTTGCCAGTTGGTGACGTAGCGGAGCCACGTTACGTGCGCGGCGACGTTGAGATCCCAGGCAGCTACGAGCGTGGGACTGCCGGCGTTGGCCTGCACTGCGCGGTCTACGCCGTATGCGATACGGGCCGCGATGAGCTTGGAGATAATCATGGGACTCCATCAGTGTGTTTCATGTTTTTGCGTGCAGGGGAATCCGACACACGCTACCAGTTCCAGTCAGCGACCGGGCCGATGGAACCGATCGAGGGGGGGGTCGAATGGTCGAGCCCGCTGCCCCGCCCCGCGAGCAAGCTCTGCCGCAGGAAGGAGGCCCCCGGTCGCGTCTAACCTATTGAGATGTAAGCACTTGCGCCCGTTCGAGCGCTAGGTTTACATAATGTTCGTTATGCGCACCACGACGAGCTAAGTCGTTGGTACATCATCACTTACGTCGTCGGTGTCCGAGTCGTTGGATGGCAACGAAGGCAGTGGATCGAGCGCGATCGTCGCGGTTGCCTGCACCGTGCGACGTCGAAGGGCGTCGATGTGCATGGCGCCGAGGTTGACTTGCACGTTCACGTTGTTGCCGCGTTGGCCGAACACGTCGCGAGCGTAAGCTGTTGCGGCCCATTGCCTTGACCCGATGCGGTTGCGCGCTCGGCTGGCATCCTCGCTGCTGAGGACGGGCTCGTCGGCTATGTCGTGCGTCGACTCGACCAGGGCGTGCGAGCCTCGCGCGCGGGCGCGAGCTAACATTTCGTCGACAGCGGCCTCGCCAAACGTGCGGCGTAACATGCGGGCGATCGAGCCACCTTCGAGCGGCGGATCATACGCACCGCGAGCTTCGAGCGCGCTGGTGGCTTGTAGCTTCGCCGCGAGCTTCATCATCGTGCCACCATTCTCGACGTAGTGCTGCACGTAGTCGAGCGCTGTCGGCGAGTCAACCTCGCCCGCGAGTTCGGCCGTAGCAAGCAACGTCAGATCATCCATCACCCGCTTGACTCGTGGCTTGCCTGCCATTCGATCGTCTAACCTCGCAACGGTGTCCTACGTGTCGACGTTGCTCGATCCGATCGCTTCGTGACTCGTGATCGAGCAGGAGCTTTGAGACGACGAAGGCGAGCACAAAAGGCGCTCGCCCCAAGCAACTAACATGCCATGAAATATACTCGCTCCGGCAGAGTACGTCAAGCCCGGCGAGACAATTTCCGTGCCACGAGAGGATGCAAGCATTGTTTCCCACTCCACATGGATTGTAAGTCGTTGTGTACCATCGTCTTGTAAGGATTGAGAGGATATTTCAAGCATGTATATGCTATTAGCATATATAGAATTATTGAGTCTTAAGAGTCAAACTACAATATATCCCTTCGATCCTTACAAGTCGTTGTGGATCAAGCACTTAATTGCTTCGACAAATGCGTGTCAGAACAATGTTGTTCGAGCGACGTGTCAAGGAGCGCTCGTGCTGGACAGATCCGTGTCACGATGCG